ACAAAGCGAGCAATGGGCTGTCGAGTGGCAGTTTATGAAAAAACAGCGAGCTCAAGAGCTTACAAGCGCAACCGTTGTCGTGAACTCTATTGAGTACGATGCTGATGAGACTGCAATGGATAGAGTTGACCGTATTCTTACGCTGGCAAATTGGAAATTTAATCAAGCCGTTGCCGGAGGTATGGCAGCACCTGAAGCTTATGCGGCTGTTTATAAGACAACTGTTGTTTGGAAGGGCAACGATAACGAGTTCCACGACATTCAAATCGAAAGCCTTGCCAAAGCTCAAGAGGAGGCAATCAATAAAATGAAAACCGTTTGGGAGAAGTACGGGTGACACCGGAAGAGAGGTTAGCGCTAATACAAAAGTTTGAGAGAGACGTGGCGAAGCGCAGCCGCTGGTATCGTTTCTTGCTCGTGCTAGACCAGATGGGAAACGTAGTGTTCTGGAATGGCTCTCAGGACGAGACTATATCGAGTCACATCGGGAGACGGATAGAGGCAGGATCCGCAAACTGGTTTGAGAAAAAACTATGCTGTGTCCTCAAAAAGATAGAGGGCAACCATTGTCAGAAAGCGAAGGGAGAGTAAACTAATGCAATTAAGCAATAATTTTACGTTTGAAGAACTAACTAGTACAAGCAGAACTAACTTACTAGCGATAAATAGAGAAGCGGCGCTAAACGATCCTGTTATCATCAATAATCTCAAAATCTTGGCTACAAAAGTACTACAGCCTATAAGAGATTTCTACAGCAAACCGGTAAAGGTAACTAGTGGGTATAGATCAAAGGCATTGAATATATCTGTCGGTGGTTCACAAACTAGTCAACATAGCCACGGAGAAGCTGCGGATATACAGATAGAAGGAATTAGTGTAGATAAACTATTTGAGGACTTGAAAAGCGGTAAGGTAGTTCCGTTGGATAATATAGGTCAAGTGATCAAAGAAAAGGTAGGTGGCGCTGAATGGATACATATCAGCATAATGACACCTAGATACTCAGAGATACAAAAAGCTAAGTACGGCAGTGATGAAGCTATCTTCCTAGTTACTAAGGATGGAAAAAACTATGAACGAATCGTTTAGAGTATTGAGTGAAGGTGTTAGACCTATACTAACGTACTTCTTCGCAGTAGTATATATGAGCGTTAGTACATACGGTGTACTTGTTGATAAGATCGACTTCGCTATATACTTCAGCCAAATAGGTACATTGGTTGGAATGATGATAGCTTTTTGGTTTGGTGAGAGGTCAGCACTAAAGAATCCTAAAGGAGGTAAAGAACTTGAGTGAGATATGGAAAATAACGTCTGTAGCTTTGGCGTTTATTGTGATAAGTTTGCTAGCATATGCTATGTGGCTTAAGAGCAATAATACTCAGCTACAAAGTGAGATAGACGGACTTAACATGGCGATAGAAATGGCTGCTAAGGAGATTGATAAAAAACAACTTGAGGCTAATAAAACTGTTGATGATATCAAAGTAATATACAGAGATAAAAAAGTATACGTAGAAACTTTTGTAAAGGGTGAAAATGAAACAGATTGCGCTGCTACTAGCCGCTTTTGGGATGGCTATAAGTTTCCAAGCTTGCGGAACTAAAACTGTATATGTGCCACAGGAATGCAAAGCAGAAATGCCTAAGGTTCCTGTGTTAAAAGAATACGCAGTTGATGATAATAACTTATCAAGAGCTAAAAAACAAGCGGCTAATATTGATACATTAGCCGAATACGCTGATATACTGAGAGCGCTGCTTAAGTCGTGTTTGCCTAGCAAGTAACTAAGAGGGCTTTAAGCGGTACTAAAGTAGAATTCGCAATTAACTTAATAAGGACCGTATATGGCGTGTGAGGTTTGCAACAATACAAAAAGATATTTAACACTGGCTGGTGATTACGAAGCGTGCTACAAATGTAGTGGTAATGGACAGCTAGATACAGATAAAATAATACTAGATACACTATTAGACTTGAGAGAAGATAGAGAAGAAATACTCAATCTGCTGAATCAATTAGCTAAAAATGAGGAGTATAGAATACTGCTGTATTCCCTATCACTATCTAGTCCATTACTTATGTGGGCTAAAGATACTAATGGCGTGTATACGTACGCCAATAAAGCGCTTGCACAACATCTATTCGGAGTAGATGATCCTAGTTACGTGGTAGGAAAGAATGATGTTGAGATAGCTACTGAGGCTATGAAGAAATATCCTAAGTGGACATTTGGTACTATCTGCATGGGTACTGACCAAATCGCATTAGAGGAAAATAAGCCTATGAAGTTCTACGAATGGGGTGTAATTAAAGATAACTTTGAATACGTTACTGCGTATAAGAACACGTATAAAGATAGAGATGGTAAAGTACTAGGTACTTGTGGCATAGCAATATACGAAACAGATAAAGTCAATGAACTTGTTAAAATAATGGAAGACTCTACGGATGCTAATACTAAAATAAAGTTGGCTAAGCACCTAAAAAAATATGGCTTCGGTTGTGACAATACCTTCTCAAATGAGAACATTGAACAACTATGGAGTAAAGGAGATAATAATGCCTAAGCTAAAAGAATTCAAAGAGCGTACTAACATAAATGAGTGGTCGAATGTGGCCGCCCTAGTTATAGATAGGTTAGACTCGTATGAAAACAAATTCGACAAATTGATTGACTTGAATGAAAAAGCGCAGAAGCAAAGAGAAGAGACAAATCAAAAATTAACTAGGTTAGGAGCTAAGGTGCTTATACATGATATACTAGCGTGTGTATTCGTAGCAATACTGGCGTACCTAGGTATAAAAGGAAACTAGATATGGAAGGAATATACAACCTATATGATGACAAGTTAAGCAGACTTGAAAAAGCTGTAGACCATCATAGCGAACAGATAGAAGAAACTAAAAATGTCATAAATGCGATAAAAGAAAAACTGGCTGCATGGGCAGTATACTTTGCTATAGGTGCCGGCATATTCATATTAGTAGGAACATACCTAGTTAATAATGCGATGGAATCAATAAAAAAATCAATTGACCAATCTAAACAAGCTACAGTTAAGTCTGAGTAATGTATAATGTACTAATAATAGTAAATATGAAGTAGGTACAAATGAAAATAGATAAGAGCGCCATACTCAAAGCGTTTAAAGCGGACTTAAAGAACGCAGACCAATTACAGAAAGAATGGTTGGCTAAACGTGATATGTGGCTTAATGAAAGCTACGGTAATCCATACGGCAATGAAGTAGATAATAAATCAAAGATAGTATCCAAAGATATAAAGAAACAAATAGAATGGTTAATACCGTCAGCGGCAGATCCATTCCTCAGTACTAGTGATGTAATAAAATGCACACCTATAACTGCGGAAGATACACTATCTGCTAGACAAAATGAACTGCTACTTAATACGCAGTTCTGTAGAAAATTCCCTAGGTTCAACTTCATAAATAAGGCAATTAGAGTACTTGCTACAGAAGGCACACTAGTTATACAGACAGGTTGGGACTATGAAGATAAAGAGGCAGAAGAAGAAGTAGAAATAGCCGTAGTAGACAAATACGGTAATACCATAATTAGGAAAGAAATCCAAAAAGTTACTAAGATAGTTAAAAATCAACCTACGGCTATAGTATGTAGAAATGAAGATATATTCATAGATCCAACTTGCATGGATGATATGGATAAGTGCCAATTCATAATACATAGATACGAGAGTGATCTTAGTACACTAAAAGCTGATGGCAGGTATAAGAACCTAGATAAAATAGATACTAACTCTGGTGGGTATGATCCAGACTTTGATGCTCAAGATAAAACTGAATTCAAGTTTGAAGACAAAGCCAGAAAAAAAGTATTAGTGTATGAGTACTGGGGTAACTATGACGTTAATAATGACGGAATTACTGAACAAGTAGTATGCGCATGGGTAGGTGATACAATAATCAGACTAGAGGATAATCCGTATCCGGATAAAAAACCTCCATTCATAGTAGTACCGTTCAGTAGTATACCATTCCAGATGTATGGAGAAGCACTAGCAGAAAACATAGGTGATAACCAAAAAGTTAAAACAGCTATAACTAGAGGCATAATAGATAATATGGCCAAAAGTAATAATGGCCAGATAGGTATTAGACTAGGCGCTTTAGACCTAGCTAATAGAAAGAAGTTCCTACAAGGTAAAAACTTCGAGTTCAAAGGTACTCCAGCAGACTTTTGGCAGGGAAGCTTCAATCAAATACCGGGTAGTGTATTTGATATGCTACAATTAATGAATAACGAAATTGAAAGTCAAACCGGAGTAAATGCATTTAGTAAAGGCTTAACAGGTAACTCACTAGGATCCAGTGCTACTGCAGCTAGAGGAGTGCTAGATGCTACAGCACTAAGAAGACTACACCTAGTTAGAAATATAGCAGAGAACCTAGTTAAACCGCTAATGAGAAAGTGGATGGCCTACAATAGTGAGTTCTTAGAAGAGGAAGAAGTAGTTAGAGTTACAAACGAAGAGTACGTACCGGTTAGACGAGATGACTTAGAAGGTAAGGTTGATATAGATATAACAATTAGTACTTACGAAGAGGCTAATGCAAGAAGCCAAGAACTTGGATTCATGTTGCAAACTCTAGGTAACAGTATACCATTTGAGTTAACTCAGTTGATACTTAGTGAAATAGTGAAGCTAGGTAGAATGCCTGAACTAGAAAAAGCGCTAAGAGAATACAAACCTCAACCTGATCCTATGCAAGAACAAATAAAACAACTAGAGATACAAAAACTGCAACTAGAAAACAGCAAGTTGATGGCAGAGATACAAGACCTATCAGCTAGAGCCGGAGAAAACGAAGTAGACATGAAACTGAAAGAATACAAAGCCCAAGTAGAAGCAGCTAAAGCTAGAGCTCTACATAGTAAAGCAGATCTAGATGACCTAGCTATGCTGATGAAAGATGAAGGATATGATGAGTACCTAGAAGAGCAAAGATTCGCTAGAGACAGAATGGCTAAGATAGAAGACGATGAAAGACAAAGAGCTCATGATAAAGCTGTTATAGCGGCTCAGATAGCAGCTAAAGATAGGCAAATCGGCCTACCGTCAAAACGATAAGGAGACTACTATGGGATTTATAGATACAGTAAAAAAAGCAGCTGCATTAGATAAAGTAAATGCGGACGCTGTCAATAATGATAGACAGGCTCTTAATGAAGCTCTTAAAGATAGAGAAATAATGAAAGAGGGATTGGCTAGTATGCTAAGAGAAAGAGATGAGAATAAGCTAGCTATGGCAGATACACTAGTTAAAGGTGACGATAATATGACATTTGCTACTGCTAATAACCCGGTTAGTAGAAGATTACTAGGTGATGATACTATCATGCAAATACTTAGTGCTAAATACCAAAGGAATTAGTAATGGCTATGACCACTAAGACTGTAATGATAGGGAGTGAATGGACAGTTGTTACTAATAAAGTAGCACTGCTGCAATTCAATGATGACATGACAATGGCATTAGGTACTACAGTGGCTCCTAGTGATCCGGTTGGGTTCTCTATGTCACGTAATGAAAAATACGTGAATGCAGCAGACGGAGTAGTGATATGGGCTAAAGCAAAAGGCGGCGGTACTGGAACAGAATCAGTAAGAGTAGCGGAGGATTCCTAATGAATACAATAACATTCCCACCATCTAGTGGTAGTGGAGGCACTACAGTAACCACAGAGAAATATACTAATGCTACAGCTGTACCTACAACTCTTGGAGGTATCACAGCAGGAAGTACATTTAGTAATAAAACTATGAAAGAGATGTGGGATATGCTATTGTATCCGTATATGAATCCAGCGTTTACTGCGTTTGGAATTACTGGAATAACAAGTACGTATGAAGTAGGGTATACGATACCGGCTAATAATTATACGTTTACTTGGGCTATAAGTAATGGAATAAACGTAGCAGTTAACAGCATACGAATAGAAGATGTAACAAATGCTACTACACTAGTTACAGGAATAGCTAATAGTGGTAGTACTATAGCGGCTATACCTAGTATTTCAAAAGGTAGTGCAACTAACCATCAATGGAGAATAACCGGTACTAATACAAACAATGCTACGTTCAATAGAACTTACACAGTAGCTTGGCAATGGAAGGTATATTACGGTGAAAGCGCATTAAGCACACTAGTTGAAGCTGATATAAAAGCGCTTAGAGTAAGTGCTCTAGCCTCTAGCGCAAATGGTACATACGGTATGTTAGCTGGAGGATATAAATGGTGGGCATTCCCTAGTAGTTTTACTCAACCTACTCAATTTAAAGATATAAATACACAATTTTTGGTAGCAATGGATCCAGTAGTGGGTGAAGTATTGGTGACAAATTCTTTTGGTGTATCAACAATGTATAAATTATATCGATCATATAATATTTTAGGAGGTGGAATTGATGTGCAAATCAGTTAGTGGTATATATAAAATAAATATTAATAATAAGTGTTATATTGGTTCTGCTGTTAATATAAAGCATCGATGGATGAGACATAAAACTCAATTAATTAACCAAACACATCACTCAATATTACTACAAAGAGCATATAATAAATACCAAGACATAACTTTTGAGATTATAGAAGAATGCCCAAAAGAAGAACTGATAAAACGTGAACAATTTTGGATTGATACATCAGCACCTGCATATAATGTATGTAAAATAGCAGGTAGTACACTAGGATGTAAATTAACAGAAGAACAATTAAAGAAAAGAAAGGAATTGCGTACATCTCCTACTTTTAAAGAAAAACTCAGTAAAGCTGCAAAGAAAAGAGGTGTTTCTGAAAAAACAAGAAATAGTTTACGTGAAGCACAAGAAACTAGGAAAAAGATAATATATGAAGTTAATCTAGATGGAGAAATATTACGAGAGCTTAAAGGTATAGCTGAACTAGCAAGGTATAATAAAAACTATTCTAATATACATAAAAAATTAGATATAGGGCATTTTTCAAACAATTTATTTTATTGCTATAAAGAGACCTACTCTGGTATTCCTTTGTATAAAGTAGTTAACAATCAAATAAAAAGATTAAGTATAAAAGATGTGCCAATTGCTCAATATACTAAAGATATGGTATTTATAAAAAGTTACGTAAATCAAACACATGCAGCTAGAGAACTTGGTGTTTCAAATAAACCCATTAATGGTTGTCTAAAAGGACATACAAAGTCATCATATGGATTTATATGGAAATATATGGAAGATGTAAATAATGAAATGGATAGGAGTAAGCTAATGTGGAAAAGATTTAAAGAGTGGTTATGCGGCAAACAAGGTACAACTATAGTAACTAAGACAGTAGTGAGTGATATGGAAACTGATGTACTGAGCGCTATAGTAAAATACGTACAAGGCGATGTAGATATGAAAGTGATTAAAAGAATAAACGAGTTAACTAGTGTGGCTGCTATGCGTAATTCAGGCAGGCTGGATCCAATACAAATAGATGCTATAGAAAAAGCACTAGTTGCTTGGGGTAAAAAAGAACCTACACCACAAGAGTTCGTTAACCTGTTTAGAGGAGGTAGATAATGCCGATACTAGGCAGTGTTCCTGTTTCCGGCTTTGTAGCACCTACTGCAGAAACAGACATATATCCATCGCATGATAGCAAATACGGTAAAGGTGGTTGGAGAGAAGTAGCTACTCTGCTAGATAGGGACGCTATTACAGTAGAAAGAAGAACAGAAGGTATGGCTGTATATGTGCAAGAAACAGATACTGTATACATACTAAGAGACGGAGTAGATAATACTAATTGGACACTACTGCAGACAGGCGGAGGAACTAGTACTATTAGTGGGGCTACTGATGTAGTACTAACAGGACTAGCCGATGGAGAAGTGCTTAAATGGGACGCTACAACTAGTAAATGGGTTAACGGTACTGCAGGCGGTACTGGAGTAACTGGCACATGGGATATATACGATGAAGGTGTACTTATATCTAGTGGTATAACTAAGGTAAACCTAGTTGGTGCTGATGTAAACTGCTTTGAAGGTAGCCCAGGAGAAGTTACTATATACATTCCAAGTGCTTCATTTAGTTCACACTTCAATACTACAGATGGAATAACTAATGCGGTGCCTAGCAATGTAGCTACTACAAGTAGATACGTAGCTGCTCCTACTAGTGAAGGTACTCCATACAAGATAGGAGATTGGATTGCAGGTAACTTATATTCTACGACTAGGGCTGCTACACTGGCTTATAGTACTCCTGAGAAGTTCAGCATAGCTAATAATACTAGTACTACTATAACAGTAAACGTATACGATGCGGATGGCGTTACGGTGTTAGATACAGTAACAGGTACTGTAGTAGGTGATGGTACATTTACAAGTACGAGTACGTTCGTAACCGCTACTATAAGCGGATTTGTAGCAGAGACCATAAGATACGCAGCTAGTTTAGCCGTAAGTATTAATATAGCCGGTATACTACATAATAGCGGTAGATTTAGCGTAGAAATAATTCATAATGATGCAGGAACTAATTATAGCTTTAGACAGAATGATATATTCTACGATACAGAACCTAGTGTAGCCTCCTTAGCCAGTGTCACTATAGCGCCTACAGTTGGTGGAGAAGTAACAAGTAAAGTTAGTGGAGTGCCTTATTACAGTACAGGTACACAGTTCACAGTTACTGTAGCTGGTATCAACAACATAAATGCAGATACCTATCCAAGCACTGTACTAGACATAACGGGTACTGGAATTGGATTACCTGCGCTAGCAATAACAACTAGTGGGTTAACAGGTTGGACTAATGTACGTAACAATACTGGAGCTAGTTACCGGAAAACAGATTGGGCTGTTAACGCTAGTAGTTACTGTACTAGTAGTGCGCAGACGGTACAAGCTAAAGTAAACGACTGGACTGCAGGAACACTAGTTAATAGTAATAGTTTGAACTATAGAATACAAACATATGCAGATAATAGTACTAGAGTGTATGAAGACTTTAGAGGAGAGACTAATAGATTAACTAGTGTGTATGGAGCATGGGACAGTAACCAAGTAATCACTAGTTATGATGGTACTAAGGGATTAATAATTGAATGCAGTAGGTTAGTATACCCGACAAAAGACTACACTACGTACAATCCAGCAGGACCTAACTATAGTGGGTTAACTGGTAATAGAGTATACTATAGAAGATTCTGGCATACCAACACAAGCCATAGTAATGGTATACTTCATATGGGTGATACCAACATAGTAGAGGCTGATATAGTTAATAACGTAGTGAAGGTAGACATAAGCTTAGATGGGGTACAATGGTACAGTTGTAATGCGAACTACCTAGGCGGAGCATTAAGTAATGGATCAGGTTGTAGAATCAATGCTGATACCAATAAGAATGGGTATATAGAGTTCACACTAGGTACCGGTAAATTTACGGATGCTGCAAGTAGTTGGGGAATATTAGTAAGAATAACGTATACTACTACTGATAAGTATCTAGGGGTATTTGAGATAACTAACTGGAGCTAACATGGAAAAGATAGAACTAAAAGATACTAGTAAAGAAGATGTTAAACGACTAGTTATATATGTACAGGGTGATGGCGTTGACTACTCTACAGGTATAAAACTAAATAGACAGGAACTATACGAGCTGTATAGGAAGCTAAGAGAAATATTCAAGGATAGTTAATGGCAGCACCGTTACAGGCTACTGAAAGACAGAACGCATTCTTCCACTCATTAAGTAAAGCAGCTACGAATAGTACGCAATACGTATTTGAAAGTAAGTACAAATCAGCGCATTCTGTCAAAGGTAGCGAGATATGGGCAGATACAATAGCGTATTGCGCAAATAGCGCTGCAGCTGACGCAGAAGCTACTGCTAATGCAGCCGTAGAAAAATACACACAAGTTGCGCTAACAGAGATACCAGGAAGTAATGGACAAGCTTGGTACATTAATAAGGCAGGTACATTCGTAAGACCTTGGATATCTCCAGTTGATGTGCCTAATAGTACTACTAACGATCCATCAGATGGGTTTCAAGCTAATCTATATACAAGTACAGGAACACTAGTTACCCCTACAGCCGGAGTATGGTTCGTAGATTACTATGCTGGTATTGTACATTTTGAAGTGGGTAGTACTCCTGCTAATCTAGGGTACGGTACACCTAAGATAACTTGTTATGTGTATACAGGAGCGTATGGAGCAGGAACAAGTAGTGGCGGTACACTAACAGGGTTGACTGATGTACCGGATAGCTATGCTACTCATGCAGGTAAGTACCTAGTCGTAAAGAATACAGAAGATGGTATAGAATTCGCAGCTGCTGGTATTAGTGATAATACTAAGGAAAACAGGCTAGGGTCACCACCAGTTGATGGGTATTTGCTAAGTTCATTGGTAGACGGTACTAGGAGTTGGATAGCTCCTGTAAGTACATTAGACTCACTAACTGATGTGGTAGTTACTGCTCCTACTAATGGACAAACGCTTGTGTACAATGGAGCAGAATGGGTAAATCAAACTGCTGCTGCTAGTATATCTGAGCTAGAAAGAACAGTAACTAAAACAGCACATGGACTAGTTGTAGGAGATTGGATAACCGGTACATATGCTAAAGGTAATGCAACAACACTAGTTAATAGTGAAGTAATAGGTGTGGTTACAGAAGTAGTTAATGCTAACACATTCAAATACCAATCAAGAGGATTCACTAGCAAAGTAACTAGTCTGCTTCCAGCTGGTACATTATTACTATTACAAGATAATGGTTCTACATCAAATGTAGAAGCTGCGGTGCATAAAGAAGTAGCCACAGTAGTTGATGGTGGATTAGAAATTGATATTAAGATATCTATAGCATATGACGGTGCTACAGTAACAGCTGCGGTAATAGACGATACTCAAACACTAATTGATAAGACTTGGTCAAGTAGTAAGTTAAGTACTATGGTAATACCTACAGGCGGTACAACTGGTCAAGTACTAGTTAAAACATCGGCTACTAACTATGCCGTAGGATGGACTACAGTTGCTACATCATTAGCTTCATTAACTGATGCTACAATAACTACGCCTATAAGTGGTCAATACCTGACTTATAATGGAACTAAGTGGGTTAATAGCACATTCGTATGGACTACTGCTAATGATGTAGAAATAACAAATGCTACTAAAGGTGTGATACTGAAGTCAGCTAATGGAACTAGATATAGAATAACAGTTGATAACGATGGATCACTAATTACAACGGAGGTA